TGGCGGTCAAATAGGTGATTTCTCCTATACTCTTTCAAACGTTCATTTAACTTACGATTTACTGGTGCCAGACGAAGAAGGGTCACAAATGATGAATAATGCCTCTAATGGTGCTCTTCAATACAATGCCTACTCGTCATTATACAGTGTTATAAACAGTAGTGACCAAACTGTATCACTCAATTTAGGTGCCAGTAAAGTTCAATCTGTTATACATAATCTTGTCCCAACTACTTTTGTTAATAACTCTCAACAGCTTTCCAATGCTACGTATAAATTACAAAATGGCGCAGCAATTGCTCCAATTAAAGAGGTAGCTTATAGTAAAGCCGGAATTTTATTCCCCAGAGAAAATCGCATTGATGAACAACAACCTGGTGTCGTTGCTGATGAAAAATCAGCAATTGACGCTATTACACTTGAAACCTATTTAAGCTCTATTAAAAATATTAATGACCTTGATAATACTTTAGCTTCAGCTCAAACAGAAGACAGTAAAGCTACTCGTCTAAACGCCTATGGAGGCGACGATGTCAATAATCCTGATAGAAATATAGGCGGAGGGGAAGACCGCTGGGGTATGACTCTTGCCAATAAAAGACCAGTATTTGGTCTGGGAATTCGGCAAGATATTTTTCGCCACGGGGTGGATTACTCGCGGACCCCCTACTCTGTTCGCGTTAGAAGTGACCTCGATGGCCAGCACCCTAACTCCTTATTTACATATATTTTAGCTTCCAGCACACTACTTTATTCCCCCGAAGGAATTAGAGTTGTAAGTTAATCTAATGTTATATATATGAATCAAATTAGCAAAATTAAGCATAAACCAAATGATCTTAAAATGACACCTGTGGCTCTTGCTAAATTATGTATTGACATGACTCCTATTGGAATAGGCGATATTATAATGGACGGCTGTAAAGGAAGTGGTCATTTTTATAATCAATTTCCTAATAATCCTAAATTATTTTGCGAAATTGACGAAGGTATTGATTTTTTTACAAATAATAAGGAATATGACTGGTTTATTACTAATCCTCCTTGGAGTAAAATAACACAAACTTTAATTAAAGCCTGTAGTCAAGCACGAAAAGGTATAGGTATATTAATAGGCGTTATGAACTTAACACCTAAAAGACTACAAATTATTGAAGACAATGGATTCAAAATATCAGCTATTCATTTTGCCACCGTTACAGGTTGGCTGGGAGCTTGCGCTTATATTATTTGTCAAAAAAATATTAGTAGTAATGTTACCTTTTCAAGGAAACCTTTTCACATGCCTGGTAAAGAACATGAGGAGTTTAAAAAAACGAAATCCATATATATGAGAAATTACAGATCTACTTAAAAAAGAAAACTTAAAATTAATTCTAAGATTTTAGAGAACAGAGAGCTAACTTACGTCTTACTGTTTTTTCATATTAAAAAAAAAAATAATCTAATAAAATTTTATTTTATTATAGTATATATAAATGAGTCTTCCTGATATTCTCAAAACCAAGCCTATGGCAACTATTGATACCATGAGTATTCATACCAGTATTTTAGAACCCGTTGTGTGTACACAGCAGGTCTGTCGCTTTACTCTAGAGAAACGAGGGATCTTAGATATTAACTCTGCCGTTCAAGTAGGAGTTATTAGACCGCGTGACGCTACACACGGGAATACAGATATCTTCCCTCCTATTAGAACCGGCGGCGCCTCTTTTATAGAAAGTGCTACTTTACGTATTGGTGCTACTGCTGTTGCGACAACAAATAGCTTCGGCCGTTATCATACTATGATGCGCCAGTTTAAATCTGCTGAAGAACGCATTAGGAAATCCGGCGTTCTCGAAGGGACTGTAGATGGATTAGAACCTTCTAATACAGAAGACGGTGGCTTACAAACTATGAATGGTTCATGGGGACGCGATGCTGCGGGATTACCCAACCTCAATTCTTTAGCACATGAAACAAACCTAATTAAAGACAACGAAGAGGATACAGCAGTATTCGCTATTAAATTATCAGATCTATTCCCGATGATGCGCTCAGTACAGCTCCCACTATATTTAATTCAAGAACCAGTATCTATAGAAATTCAATGGAGTCCTGGCGATGAATACACTTCTTGGGTTCAAGGTGATGTTGTTGCCAACCCTGTCGCTGCGGGCCCATCGAAGATTGCTACAACTCAAGTTAAATTTTTAGCTGACTATCTAACCTACACCGATGACCGTATGGCTCAAATGGCGGCTGTTGTTATGAGCGAATCAGGCCTTCAAATGGCGTATAATGATCTTGTACTAACAACGACTACTGCGCCTGGGACCAACGCACCAGGAGGCGGAGCTGCTCCTACTGTTCAATCTGTCAATCGTGAAATTGGCCTTTCTTCAAGAACTGTTAAAAATATTATGTGGGCCGATTATCTTACTGGCGTAGATGCCACTCAAGGTCAATTATTAGGTGTATATCGCTCAACTGCTACATCTAAACCTTCTGAATATAATTTAAGAATTAATGACCGCGAGTTGTTTAACAGACCTGTAGTAAATGAGGCCACGAAAGCGAACTACCTGGCGCAAATTGAAGGCGTCGAGCTACAAGTTGCCTCATGCGAATACTCTTTTGACCAAATAACTGAACACTCTTCCATAGCTGCTCCTAGGACTTTTAAAGCATTTGGCGACACTCAAAGCTATGCTCTCAATGGTATTACTGATAACAATTTATCAGGTCATCAACACTATTGTGGTGTCGATCTTGTTACTAACCCTCTTACCGGAGCAGGCACTCAAGTAGGTCAAAAACCTATTTTACTTCAAAGAACTCTTTATAGAAGTGCTGCTGATTCACCAGCAAATCAAGTTATAACATTTGTTTGGGGTAAAGTAGAACGCCAATTTATACTCAAAAATGGAAATGTATCTGTTACTGAATAATTTTGTTAATATAAAATATATATTGCTTTATATTAATGAACACTGATTTAGAAATTAAAGAAGTTATACCTGATCCCGATAGAATGGACATCGGTAAAGAACTACACGAAAACCTACCTGACGTTTCTACTGGTTCCCTCGGATTAATGATAGCACCAGTGAAGTCGGGCAAAAGTACAATTATTACAAATTTATTATTAGGAGAAAGTTTTTATAAAGACTGTTTTGACCAAGTCCATATAATTAGTAATACTATCATGAATGATAACACAAGTAGATTTTTGAAAGAAAGTTTCCCAGGAACATGCTACGGCGAATATTCAGATCATATTATTCAAAGTATAATAAACCAACAATTATCCTATAAACGTAAAAAAGACAGACCTGTTATAGCTATCATTTTAGATGATTTCGTCGGCATTCCTAGGGGTAGTCTTGTGTATAAGCTTGCCAGTAGATATCGCCATTACGGCATTGGCCTACTTTTATTTTCCAGTCAAGTTTTTAAGGAAGTACACCCGCTTGTTAGGACAAATATGACTTTCGCAATTCTCGGCAGGAATTCTAACCACAATGAAATGACCAAGATCACGGAGGAACTCGGGAGCTCATTTGGTTCTGATAAAAATTTTAAAGCTATATGTAAGCACGTTTGGAAAGAACCATATAAATTTTTACATATAGATTATACCGAAAATCCACCCCATGCTTATAATGGATTTACTCATAAAGTTTGGGACGGTGTTAAACCACTTGAAAAGATGCGCAATGTGGTTCGCGCTGACAGTGAATCGGATACTGAGGACGAGAAAGTTGAAGAAGATTTAGAAGAATTATAAGTAATAAATATAAAAAATATTTTCTACGTTTATTATAAATGGATAGTATTAACCTACCGAATGTTGAATCCAAAGAACAAATACCAGCTCCCGAAGTTCAAGAAATTGTCAATACCGCAGATCCGGTTATTGATGAAGCCGAATCTATTTTTATTGAAAAACCTAAAGAAGTTGAATTAGATGTCCAACCAGTTGTTAAAAAAAAAAGAAAAGCCAGCCAAAAACAATTAGATAACTTAGCACGTATGCGAGAAAAACGAGCACAAAACCGAGTCGCCGCTAAAATTGAATCCGGTGAAAAAATACCACCTTCCGCTCAACCTGTTACAAGACATCACAAAAATCATGAAGAAATACCACCTATGCCCCAACCTGCTAATGTTGATGGATTCTATAATTTTATGAACTATATGGAACAATATAAAAATATTAAAAATAACTGGCGCCAGCGTGAAAATGCCAAAGCAAAGAAGTCCGCCCCGGCTCCGTCACCTGAACCAAAAAAAAAGGCAGAACCTACACCCGTAAAACAACCGTCTAAAAAAGTTCCAGAATTGTTATCTACTAATGCTAAACCAAAAAGCCTATACGACGATTATTTTTAGGAGGTTTATACAAAAACACTATTTTGTATATACTCCCCTTTAACTAAATAAAGATTTATAATAAGCTAATTCAGCCTTTTCCTGTTTCGTCAATTCATCTTTTGTCATAGGCTTAGGAGGACCAGGAATAGGCCCTATTGCTGGTTTCGCTCGTGTTATTTTAAATATTACACTTGAATTATCTTCAATCTGGGCAAATTGCCCATTCGGTAAGCGAATTTCAATATCAAAATTATTCATCACGTAGGATTTATCAATAGTATAACTAAAATCACTATCGAATGAATAAAAGAAATCACTACTTGAATAGTTACGAGACAAATAACCTATCGCTGGTATTGGTAATATTTTATTTGTTCCTATAAAATTAGGAGATTGTTGGATTATATTACTATGAATTAATAAATACGAAAAATCATATTTTTTAGGTTGTCGTCTGGCCGTTAAAACATCACTCTCGCACGTTATTTTGGTAGGAATAGCAGAGTTTAAACCACCCATACTAAACATTTCATACACATCTGTTGGCGGTAATTGCTTAAGATTAATAGTTCTATTATTACCCCATTCCAAACCCAAACCTATAAACCCTGGTTGGTTGTTCTGACCGGGTTCTTTTGTCGATGGGTGTAATACCGAGCCCAATCCAGTGTTAGGCAGAGCTGTAACAGTATCAAAGCCTAACCAATTACGATTTTGACCTAACACATTAATTGTTCCAGTTATATACCCATTTGTAGTAAATGGATAAACCATATTGTCCGATTTATTCATTAATGTTTGACCTTCGTAACCAATATACTTATTAAAATTAGATCTATTAAATGAGTTTGACTGGGTTTGAGGAGCAATAGGAAGAAGCTGTTCCAGATCGAAACCCATCTTATAAAATAAAGTATTCGTATAAGAATTCGGTGTCCATGGCGATAAAAGAACTCCTGGACTATTTAAATAGGATTCAATGCCCAACGTCCCTAAATATTTAGGTATATTTGCTTTTGTATTTGGCACATAAATATTAATTATACCTACACCTGACTGACTTGTTATTATACGATGTTCTTCATTAGCTTGACCAACATTCTCCCACGGTATAACAATCATAGAGTCTGCGTATTCAGGCGGGTAGGTAGTATTTCCGAGCCAAAAACCACCGGAAAAATTATTAAGTAGTGTATGGTCTAAAGGCACACCACCATTTAGATATCGACCGGTATCGGGGGTTTGATTATTCACATCATCGAACGGCGTGCCACTGAGTGTTAAATCACCGTAAAACGGTACAGGTCCTACTAATTTAGTTGTTAAAGTTAATTGACTGGTCCAACTTTGCTTACCGTTT